GCTTTTAATCTTCTAGTAGTTGCTCCGCAAGAAAGACATTGCGGATATCTGTCACGCCTGATCTCAGCTCCATCGGCGTTTACAGAAAGCGTGCGACGAATCTCATGCTCGTCTTTTCCGCCCCAGATTCCCCAAATGGTATTATTTTCTAGTGCCCACTTGACGCAGTCTTTTCTTACCGGGCAAGAGAAGCATAGTGCTCTTGCTTCGGATTTTTCTTTTGGGTCTTCCGAAAAAAATGATTCCATCTTATCTCGGTTTTCAAGTTTTGCGCACTCAGCCTTGTCTTGCCAGTCTAAGTCTTTGCTAGGTTCCCAGCTAGTCATAAATCTCCACCCATGTAGTTTTGTATACTTCGTCAACTATGTCGCCATAGTATGTTTCCCCGTCTTCGCTACAGGTGGTCAGATATATTTCGCCATCAATGTGTCCGGAGTATCCAAACACAGGGGATGCAGATTCAACAGCTTTGTATCCGTGACCTAGTGTTACAGAGTGGCCGTCTCGTTGTAGTGCAGAAGCCAACGCTCGTTTAACTACGTCAATCTCTACATCTACGTGATCGTGAGTATAAAAGATAATTGAAGAAGGCCTGGAGGGGATATAACCCTCTCCAGACCACTCAACCCATAGGCACTCGCCTATCCTAGAATCTTTCAATTTACACCATATCTGTATATAACAATTATACAACGATGGGGTGTAGAATATCAGACTGCTCTGATGAATTTCATTATAATTATAATTACTACTTTATCTTTATGTAAGCAGTCGCTGTGAAATGAAACTCTTCTGATTCGGATGCATCTTTTACTTCGATTTCAATATCTGCATGGTCATGTATGTACTCCATAGATATCTCTAAATACTCTGAAATAAGTTTGTTGACTTTTCTGAGTATTTCATCGTGAGTATTGGCATTCACCACTACTTGCAGTTTAGTCCTTATCACTATCTAAGTCTTTTCTGTAGTGCTTCCGGTCTGTAGTGAACGCTTTCTAGTGGAGGCTCAAAGTCATCTGTAGACTTAAAAATGATGTCTCCAGATCTAATTGCAACTACTATGCCTCGACGGCCGTTGTGTAGGTAGCCTAGCTCCCCATCGAATGCGTTGTGTCTTACTCTAACGATGTCGCCTACAACTAGTTGACCTCTTTGAGTGTCTACCCAAAGTTCTTCTGGGTTGATTGTGACTAGTGAGTGGCCAAGGCCGACTTTGCTAAGAATCTCCAAAACTTGCTGAGACTGAGCTGGATCTAGGTCAATCTCTTCCCAGGTTTTTAGCATCTTTAGGACTGCCTTACCAACGCCTACTCGGATTTTTGCGGCTGCAAACTGTTCTTTTACCCAAGGGTAGTTTATTTTTCTCATGTTTTTCCTTAATTTAGATAGATAAAAGCTGCTTAAGACTTTCTAAAGCAACCTCTTTTGTCGGTATATTTTTGATATAAGACTCTCTTTGCTCCATAGCTAAATTGAGTCTTGCATCGTGCCCTATGTCCTCTATATATGGGGCTAAATGGCCCCAGGAGGCCCCTAGGAGGCTTGTTTCGTTCCATGACGTATAGATAGGTGTCAAGGTGTTTAAGGCCTGTACGTAGCGATAGGACCACCAGCTGCCGTCGCTTTTGTGGGTTCCTATAAGTGCGCCTGATGACCTAGAAATCTGCTCTAAAACCTGCTCATCTGTCCAGCCTTTATTCCATTTCATAGGAGAAGTAGGGAAAGATAGTGTTTCTAGTAGTTTGATTACGTCTTTGCTTGTGTGAACATCTACTGCCCACTTATCTCTTTTATCAAAATAAGCCGGAGTTTCTGTAAGTAGATATGCGTCTAGATTTATTCCATACAGATTTTTTACGGCATTTGGTAAAAGTTTTAACCCTAGGCTACGTCCAGCATTCCAAGGTAGAAGTGGGTACAAAGTTGTAGGCCATTCCTCTTTAGTAAGTTTGGAAACCGCACTGGATATTCTGGATGCAACACCAACGTCGGATACAACTGACGAGTATCCCTTACGGTATGAGTAAAAATCTTTCATTAGATTTACTGGGTTAGCGTCAATTGATTTTAGGCTAGATGCTATTTGAAGTGTGTTTGGAGCGTCAATAAAAAATTTAAGTTTAGATGATTCCCAGAGTAGGTCAATGATATTTAGAGCACCGTAGGCTCTGTTTGCACTAAGGCTGGTTATCGGGCTAATGCCAACTAGGACTGAGTCGTATGACTCTAAGTCCGTTTTTGTTAAAGATAAGTCTGGATCTCCCCAGACTACGGTATGGCCATCCTCGACTAAAGCTTTGTAGATAGCAAATGCAAAGCTTAGGTTTTTAGTGTTTGCATTGTAAGAAGCTTGCGGCGCAGTCATACCGGTTAAAAATATTTTTGACATGATTTCCTAAAAGTTAGAGAACACCGCCCGCCACTAAGCGGACGGTGCTCTCGTTGCTACGTTCTGATTTAGAAAGGAGCGTTGTCTGGTGCTGAAGTAGCAACAGGTGGAGCAGGTGGCGCAGGAGGAGCAGGTGGGGCAGGCGGAACTGCTGCTCCAGCAGTGGTTGCTGGCATAGTGTAAGGAGTTGCCGGTGGTGCAGCAACAGGTGCGCCTGTGCTTACGTAGTAGCGTGAAATCTTGTTCTTCTTGGCACCTTGGTAAACCTCGGAGCCAATCTGAGCACGGAACACGCGACCCTGAAGCGTTGCTTCAATCTGAGCGTTGCTTGGATTGTTGTTTAGGAAAAACTCACGAGGGATACCTAAGGCAGCCATCTTTGAGAAGAAGATGTTAAGAGCATTCTTGTTCTCAGGTGAGATTGTGATGTTGTCCCAGATGAAGCGATTTGCAAACGGACCACTAGTGATCTGTGCCTTCAACTTGAACATGGTTTTGCCTGTACTTGTGGTACCTGCAGGAGCGTCTACAACCTTTAGGTCGTAATCGCCATCCGGTAGTGGATCGTAGTTACCGCTGGTGGCCTCGCCAGCATCTTTTACTAAATCGGCCCAGTTGAGTGAACTCATCTGTATATTTCCTTAACTGTTAGGGGGTTGGGTTGGTGAAGTCTAGGACTTCTTCTTTGTTTCAGTCTTTTGACCAAAGATGATATCAAGCATACGCTCAACACCTAGGTTTTCCTGTTCAACGATTGAACCGAGTCTACCTTGTACACGTTCTCCAGCTTCAATGTCGTCTGTACGTTCAACATACATACGACGTGCCCTGTAAGGCAGTTGAGTTGGATCTGGGTTTTGCAGTGTTTCCATTGCAATGTATCCTAGAACGTCATAGAAGTACGGAGCCTGAACAGCCAGCTGACCCTGTAGATATGGGTGCATACGGTTGTCCTGACCACGACGAGCCATGGCGGTCAATACTACAGCCTCAAGAGGCTGAGTAGGGTGCATTGTTAGGTCACGGAGGTCACGAAGTAGCGCACCCATGTGACGAAGTAGTTCGCCCCACTGCTGCATCTTCATTTGCTCTGTACCTGCAATGTTGTCCATGCACTTAACCTGCAACTCAGAGATTGAGTCGATGATTAAGGACTTGAACTGGTGCTTTCCAGTTTGTAGCCACTGGAATGCTTTCATAACAACGTCGTAGTCACGTACCTGAACTACAACAGTGTCCCAAGTGCCGTCAGCCACTGGTGGCTCCTCACGCATTGGGTCCCAATACTTAACGTTGATTGGGAGGAATCTGTGTCCACCCTCAACATCAAGCATTAGACGAGGATATGGAGCTGTGACTGCAAAGGTGGACTTTCCAACTTTAGACTCGCCATAGACCATTAGGGTTAGAGAACGCTGTACTTCTGACATGTTTACTCTGTTCCTTTCTTCTCTTCATCTTTTCCGTAGTAACCATATGGGTCGGAGACCACATACATCTCACTGATTGCTGCTTCCGCGGCGGAACCGTCGTCGATAAGCGGGCAAATAGTGTAGAACTGACACTTCCATTTACAATCCTTGCTTGGGCTAGGATATGCAACGAAGTTTGGATCTGCACCAGCGTCAAGAGATTTCTTGACGTTCATGAGATCACTAATAGTACCATGAATGCGTTGCCAAAACGAACGCATTGTAAAAACATTGTGACGAACTTCGATTTGCTCGTAGAAAGGTGGCTTAGCAGCAGCAGTGCGCTTTACCTTTTTTAGCATGGTGAATAGACCACCCTCAGAACGTTCTCCAGGTTCGGTGTTCTGAGCAGACTCTAGGAGCATGTAGGTTAGGATTTGCTCGTTCATCTGAGCTTGGCTAGCAAAGTCAGAGAATGAACCACCAACGGTCTTGAAGTCACGGAACATACGTACACCATCACTCTTGCGACGGACACGCATGTCGAGCTTACCCTGAAGAACAACTTCGCCATCAAACAATGGCATTTGGATAATCTCTTCGTTAGAAATCTTTTCTAGGTTAGAGTCAATACCTTCCTCATCCATCCACTGGAGGTAGCCCTCAAGCATGATGCGACCAAGTTCGGCTTCTGATTCTAAGTCAGATGTGTCTCTGTAGTCTGCAACTAGCAACTCCATGTCTTTTTTAACAAGAGCAGCGTGTGCGTCTAGAAGACCAATCTCACCGTCAGATGAGTAGTACTGGTCTAGGGCCTCGTGGATACGAGAACCAAGAGCAAGAGCACCTGTATAGTCCTTTTGCTTTGGCTGTAGGCGACGGTAGTAGTTTAGCCACCACTTACGTCGGCAATCTTTAAACACTTGGATTTCTGAGTTAGAAAGAGTGTATGGTTTTACAACTTCTGATGTCGTTATGTCATTCATAGTTAGAGCTTACCAGCCTTATCGTCTTTTAGCAACTCGAGTAGTTTAGCTTTATCTTTAACTATTTGCTCGAAGTTGTCTGCTTTAGTTTCTAGTACTTGTAGAACACGTTCCTCAATAGTACCCTCCGTTACGTAGTCCATGACTACAACGGAATCGTGTATTTCAGAACCGATTCTGTGGATGCGGTCTAGTGCCTGTTTGTGATCGACAAGAGACCATGGTCTTTGTAGCATAACAAGTCTGCGAGCCGCTGTCAAGGTAACACCAACTCCACCCGCTTGGACTGTAAATAGAATCCATTTGATTTTGCCAGACTGGAAGTCGTCGATAGCTTTCTGACGCTGATCCTCGTCTTGAGCACCAGTAATCAGTCCGTGTTCGATTCCTTCTTTAGTTAACCTAGCACTGAGTAGTTCAATCAGTTGTCGCGACACGGCTGCAACTGCAACTGAGTCCTCACCGAAGTCACCATTTTTAATATCATCCATTAGAGCATCTACTTTACACGATGGCTCTGACAAAATTGTTTTTTGCTCTCCTGTGGTTTCGTCTATAACGTTTTCTGCGTGTGAGCTAGCAAACTGTAAAAGTCGTATAGTCTGAGTCAAAACGCTAGGAGCCACTACAGCATCGCCTTCTTCCAACTCTGCAATCATGTTGTCGCGCATCTGCTCGTAAGCTTTCTTCTGCTTAGCTGGCATTTCAATATCGCGACGTTCAAACATCATTTCCGGTAGCCACGGTAGTACGCGAGCTTTTAGCATACGACGCATACGAGGGTTGATTGTTGCGTGGAACTCTGCTTCCATAGTTGGCTTAACGCCAAGTACCATCATTCCACCGAACGCATTGAGCATTGTATCAACCATGCGGTCAATCCAACGAGTCTTGCTAGGCCACTCTTCCGGAGCAATCCAGTGCAGGATAGCCCACATATCAAGAACGTTGCTAGCAATAGGAGTACCTGTTAGAGCAAATCTAACTTGTGCATCCCCAGTAGCTGCCCATAGAGCACGGCTTTGCTTTGACTTAGGGTCTTTTGAGCGGTGCATCTCGTCAGCAATGACTGACTTGAAGTCAATAGCGTTTAGTTCTCGTAGGTGGACTTCGCATCTGTTTTCAGTCACTTTATCGTCATGCCCGCCACATGCTTTACAGCGTGCCAAAGCGACTGAGCCGTATGGTGCTAGACGTGAGTGAGAGCGTAAAGACTCCCAGTTAATAATCACAATGTCTGGGGTCTCTTCAAACTGCTTACGTCTTTGAGTTGCAGTGCCTTTGATGACTTCGATGTTTAAATCAGAGTCTGGCCACCACTTACCAAATTCACGTTTCCAGTTTTTCTTTAGGGTGTTAGGGCATACAATTAGGGCTGGAAATACTACTTCGCCTTTATCTTGTAATTCTTTTAGGGCACGGATAGCCTGAGCTGTTTTTCCTAGCCCGGGCTCGTCAGCAAGCAGAGCTCGCTTAGATGTTGCCAAAAACTTAACGCCAGCGCGTTGATGTGGGAATAGGTCTTGATCGCCCTCACCCTCTGGTAGTGCTTCCATATCACGCAAAAGGTTACTTGGGTCAATACGAGTTAGCTTTTCATTAGAAGCCCACTCGGTCAACTTAGTGCCTAGTTCTAAATCAGACTTAAATGTTGAGCGTAGTGCTAAACATGCTGACCAAGATGTAGGAAGTTTCCACAGTTGTAGCTTGCTGTCGTATGTTGCTCCAGGCAAGCTTTTGCATAGTTCCTTGAACCGCCAATCAGCGGTTATTAGTATGTGTTTGCCAGAATCATCTAGCTCTACATTGATGGGCATTAAGCCATCCTTTCGTCTCTACATATATACTAACACAAAAAAGGAAAAAATATTCCCTAAAATCGCATAGTATCTATATTTATTTTAATAATTTTTTTGGAATCCAACCACTTTTTGCTAATCTTAGCAGTCCATGCCTGATGCTGTCAAGTGCATGTCCTTCTCCACCACGATGCCAATAATCCAAGATTCTAATCTTTTCGTTGTTAAACATGGCCTTAGCGTCAGCTGGTGATTGAAAGTAGATGTCTTCCGGACTTCTTCCGTAGTCTAGCATGATTTGTTTTAAAATGCCAATCTGCTCAAGTGAGTACGGAGCTTGAGAGTTTTTTACAGTTTGAGCATTAATAGTAAATCTTTCGCAAACTACTTCTAGCCTAGTTCCGGTGCCTCTGGCGTATAGAAAAGCTCTACGGATAGGATCTGCGTACTCGTGTTGCTGGTATTCCC